ATTCTTCTTTTATAATGTAGTTATCATACACACCAATAAAATTTGTTATATTAACTGTTTTTTCCATTAAAGTAATTGTGCTTTTTCTTTTTGAGTTTCGTCTAATGTCTTATCATTTTTTTCTAATTTTTTTAAAGTAGTTGAATTAGGTTTCCATTCTTCTTTATTAACTACTTTGCCACCTCGATCTGGCATAGTTTGAAATATTGCAATATAATTTCCATCATAAGGCTTTAATTTTTCTTTCCACCACTCAGGTTCTTTAACAGTATAATGTGCATTTTTTCCATTAGTTAAAACTTGTGTAGCAGGATAACAAGTAATTGTTAAAAATACATTATTACCATAACTAAAAATATCTTTTAAAACTTCCTCAACTTTGTCTTCTTGAACATGTTCCATGACATCAATACATAAAACTAAGTCATAAGTTCCAGTAGGTTTATTTGAAAATTGTGGAACCGCAGGGTCGTATGAAGTTATATTTATACCCATTGGCGAACCTGGGAGCTTTCTATTATTAAATAATATGGAATGAAATTTAGCTTTACCACAACCATAATCTAATATGGTTTTGACATTATTATTTTTTATAACTTCGTAAATATTATGTTTATATTCTGCTAAAGCTTCACCTACCCAATGTTCTTGGTTAGATGCATGAAATTTAGTTGCTTCTATTAATGACTCATACATAGTTTTTATCTTTATATTCTTTATAATGCTTATAACATAATTCAGTGAAATTAGTCAAATGCAAAACGTCTTTGAATGTATCTACCTTATACGCATCAATACCATCATAACCCATTTCTTTAGCAATTTTAAATCGATAATGACCACAATGTATTTCACCATCTTTAAATACAGCAGGAAATAACAATCCATCTTCTTTCATGTATTTACGAACATTGTTTAAATGGTCCTGATCCCAGTCTATTTTGTCTTGCAATGAGTCAAAATCTATGTATGATAACCGTTCCGGGAACCATACTATTCTCGCTTTCATTATATTCATAAGTATTATATAGTAGGTTATATGCTACAAAAATTAAATTTCAAGCCTGGTTTTAACAAAATGGTCACTGATTCCGGAGCCGAGTCTCAATGGGTTGATGGTGATTTTGTTAGATTTAGATATGGACTACCTGAAAAAATAGGTGGTTGGAATCAATTAACAGTTCAATATGAAACGCTTCCAGGAGCTGCACGTGCGCAACATACTTGGACATCTTTAGCTGGTGAAAAGTATGCAGCGATAGGTACATCACAAGGATTGTTTTTATATTATGGAGATGACTTTTATGACATTACTCCATTAGATGCAGCTATTACTGGAGCAACTTTTGATGCTTCAACCGGTTCACCAACAGTTACTGTTAATAAAAATGCCCATGGTTTATCAAATGGAAGATATGTTACATTTGATACTGTGACTGTACCAACGGGTTCTGGCTATGCCACAACAGATTTTACAGATAATACTTTTGAAATTTCTAATGTCACAACTAATACTTTTGAAATTACAATGCCAACTAATTCTGCAGGCACTACTTCTGGAACCGGTTCAGCAGAAATACTTCCATATGTAATTGTAGGTCCAGTATTTCAAACCTCAGGTTATGGTTGGGGTACTTATGTTTGGGGAGACTCTACATGGGGAACTGAAAGAACAGTAAGTGACGTGGTTCTGGATCCAGGCAACTGGAGTTTAGATAACTTTGGACAAATATTAATTGCAACTATTTTTGATGGAAGAACTTTTACATGGAATCCTGGAGCATCAACACCAAGAGCTAATAGAGCAACCGTAATGTCTGGTGCACCAACTTCATCAAGACTTACACAAGTATCAGATAGAGATAGACATCTATTTCATTTTGGAACTGAAACAACAATTGGTGATCCTTCAACAGTAGATCCAATGTTTATAAGATTTTCTAATCAAGAAGATTATAATACCTATCAACCGACAGCGACTAATACTGCAGGTACATTTAGATTAGATAAAGGTAATAAAATTATGGGAGCTGTATCTGGTAAAGATTATACATTAGTATTAACCGATAGTTCTGCATATGTTATTCAATATGTGGGTCCACCATTTACTTTTTCGGTTAAACAAGTTGGTACAAATTGTGGATTGATTGGTCAACATGCATTGAGTTATTCTAATGGTGTTGTGTTTTGGATGTCTGGTGAAGGTGGCTTCTTCATGTTTGATGGTACAGTAAAAGCTATACCATGTTTAGTAGAAGATTTTGTATTTACCACAACTGGAAATAATTTAGGTATTAATTATAATTCTGCAGAAGTAGTTTATGCAGAACATAATTCTTTATATAATGAAATTAATTGGTTCTATCCAAAATCAGGTTCAGAACAAATTGATCGATGTGTTACATTTAATTTTGGAGAAAATTGTTGGACCACTTCTTCATTAGCAAGAAGCACTTATGCTGATCAAGGTGTATTTGATTTACCATATGCAACAGAATATAATAGAACAGGAACACCTAATTTTGCTATTCAAGGTGTAACTAATTTATATGGTGCATCAACTTACTATGCCCATGAAACCGGAACCGATCAAATCAATTCATCCGGCACCACATCTATTAATGCTTTCATTAAATCTGGAGATTTTGATATATCTGCAAGAAGAGGTATTACGGGTCAATCAACAGGATTGGCAGACTTTAGAGGTGATGGAGAATTTATTATGTCTATGAGACGATTTGTACCTGATTTTAAAGTATTAACTGGTAATTCAAAAGTAACTTTATTATTAAATGATTATCCAAGTCAATCTGCAACAAGCTCACCATTAGGACCATTTACAATTACATCATCTACTGATAAGGTCGATACTAGAGCGAGAGGAAGATTACTTGCAATTAAAATTGAAAATGATGGCACCGGTGAAACGTGGCGTTATGGAACTTTACGGGTAGATGTCAGACCAGATGGAAGAAGATAATGGCTAGAATAACTTCATACATACCAGAACCTAAAGAAGAATATGATGTTGAAAACCAAAGACAGATTCTTCGTGCAGTTGATACTATCAAGAATGAATTAAACTTTTCTTATCAAGATGATCTTAGAAAAGAATTAGAAAGATTTACTTGGTTTAATATGAGGTTTGGTTGCTAACATGTCCTGTAATAATGTAAATTTTGAAAATCCTTTTGATCTTAGTGTTTCTAGTGGAGCTTTATCCCCTAGCTACAAACAAGTCTATAAATTCGGACAAAATGCAGTTGTTGGAATTAGTATGGAAACTATTTGGCAACAAGGAGGACTTTACTCTTATCCACCAAGTGCATCAACTATGACTGTGTCTAGTTCTGATGTAAATGATACTTCTGCTGGAACAGGTGCAAGAACCGTTTTAATTTCTGGATTAGATGCAAGTTATAATGAAGCTAGTGAAACTATAATTTTAAATGGTCAAACAGCAGTTACTACCGTTAATACTTATATTAGAATGAATAGAGCTATAGTTCTAACAGCAGGATCAGGAGGAGTAAATGCTGGAATTATTTATGTAGGAACAGGAACTGTTACATCAGGAGTGCCTGCAAATATTTATACAACAATTAATGGAGATGGTAGTAATCAAACATTACAAGCATTTTGGACAGTACCTGCTGGTTACACTGCTTATATTTATCAAACAAATATCTCAACAGGAAATAGTTCAAATACTCCTGCTGTTTTAAAAACTGTATTAGTAGCAAGACCTTTTGGTGGAGTATTTAACACAAAAGAAGTAATTGTATTAACAAATGGAAATCATTTACAAGATTATACTTTTCCAATTAAATTAACCGAAAAAACAGATGTAGAGTTTAGAGCTGAATCTAGTTCAGCTTCTGTAGATTTTAATGTATCTGCTTCTCTAAACATATTATATTTACAAAACTAATGGCAAACTTTTATAAAAACGCATTCTATGATCCAACAGTTACTACAGCTGTTACCACGTATACTTGTCCAAGTAATGCCAATGCAATTATTCAAAATATACAAGTAACAAATCAATCAGGCAGTAAAACTGTTAAAGCTCATGTGACTGATAACTCTGCATCTACTTCTTATGTTGTTTCTTACGCTTCTATAACTGGACCTACTATTTGCAATCTTGCAAAAGGACCCATTATCTTAGAAGAAAGTGACTCAATTGCTATTGAATCTTCTGATGTTTCTGCTATAAGTGCTACAATATCAATACTAGAAATTAGCAGAGAAGATCAGAATGGATAAAGACATACCAAAAATAGAGTGTACAACTATAACAACCTATAGAAATACCAAGACAGGAGAAACTTTTAAAGAGAAAGTAGAAGGACCTGACATCGTAGAAGATGTTACAGTACAAGTTACTAATAAAGGTCTACAAGTATTTCAGAAAGTAATGAATCAAAAAAATGACAAACCAAAATCCTAGAGGTGGTACAGAGCTTCAATTTGAATATTTACGAAAGCATGTTGATCCACAATTATTAGATCAATTTCAAATAACTACATCAGTACCAGAAAGCGTACCTTTACATCCAACTAAAATAAATATTCTTTGGCAAAAAAATTCATACGATCAACCGAATCTGGCACCATGGTTCAAAGACAAATCTAATCATAAGAAATATGATTGGTATGTATTTAATTCTAATTGGAATTTTGAAAAATTTAGAATGATGTTTGATATACCATTAGAACGATGTTTAGTTATAAAGAATGGCGTAGAAAATATAAATTCAGTTTCAACTATATATAAAAAAGGTGAACCAATAAAAATTATTCATCACTGTACACCATGGAGAGGACTAAGTGTTTTATTAGGTGCAATGCAATTAGTTAAAAATCCATTAATTAGTTTAGATGTTTATTCATCAACTGAAGTATATGGTAAAAGATTTCATGAACAAACTGATAGTCAATATCAAGAATTATATGATCAGGCAAAACAACTACCTAATGTAAATTACATTGGTTATAAACCTAATGAATATATTAAAGAACATTTAAAAGATTACAGATTATTTGTCTATCCAAGTATTTGGGAAGAAACATTTTGTATATCATTATTAGAAGCAATGGCTGCTGGTTTATATTGTGTGACTACTAATTATGGTGCTATCTACGAAACCGGTGCAGAGTTTCCAATGTATATTCCATACTCAGATAATTATTATAGTTTAGCTAGAAGATTTGCAGCGGGTATTGAAGTTGCAGCTAAATCACTGGAGACACCGGGGATTAATGATCATTTAAAAGTACAAAAAGATTATGTTAATCGATTCTATGATTGGAAGATAAAATCATTTAATTGGACTAGATTTTTAGAAGGAGCACTCAATGCAAAACAATAAACCTATTTGGTTTAATGAAGATAAGACAACTGTTGCTAATGGAGATACTTATCAAACTATAAAACATAATAGAGTAGATTCTAAAGTCACAGAAATAAATTTAGGACCAAGAAAAGTACCTTATAAAATAATGGTCTGTACTCCGTGTCATAGTGAAGTATCTATGCATTACACTCAAGCTGTATTGAAGTTTCAATTAGAGTGTATGAAACGAAACATATTACTAAGCTTTAGTT